ACTCGGCAAATTTTCTAACGCTCTCACGATCAATATTCCGCTCATTTTCTACTCCTTCTTCTATTATATATTCAATAGAGTTTCTTGAACAAAACTCTTTTATGTAAGGTAAAAGACCAACGTATATTCTTCCATTGTGTGGAGAAAACAATCGTATCTTACCATCCCAAAGTTTCTTACGATAATGAGGCATATACTTAGCCCCAGGCACTTCAAACGTGAAGTAGTCTGTAAGTTCCCTTTCCAGATCATCGTCTACCTTGAGTTGTAGATACACTTCATTTATTTTAGATATTAACATCTTGCAAACTATTCGGTTCTCCGTACATACCTCTGATGATAAAGTTCCAAGATATACTCACTCTTTCAGAACCAGTTGGAGGCACCCAATGTGTTAACCAAGATGGAAAGATAACACCAACTCCAGTTGTGCAAGGTATCGCAATGATATCAGAGTTTAATGTATTGTCTTTACTTTTGTTTGGTCGCATAACACCAGATTGTGGGCGTGGGTCAAAAAACTGTATGGGTGAAGATAGTTCATCAGACTGAACGTAATACACTCCAGAAAAAAGATGATTAGAATGTGAGTGTGGTGCGTGTGCATTTCCCTTTGGTAATGCATTACCCCACATTCCTGTCATCTCTAGTGAGTCATATTTGTATTCCATCTTCTTCACAACCTCGTGTGTTGCATCATTGATAGTATTTCTCAGTCTTGCAAACTCTGGTATTTTGTGAAGATTATTTTTTGTATGTTTTGACAAACCACTTACAGAAAGGGTTTCATTATTTTTTGTACCCTTTATATAATTAACCATAATCTGTTGTTCTTCTTGTTCCATCTTATGATTGAATATATGTAATGCTGTAGGAAAAACTAAGTGTGTCTTAATCTTTTCCATAGAAATCCAACCTATCACCACTTGCGTTATCAGTATAATCAACTTCTTTCCACGTTTTAAACACTACGACTGATCTTAGTCTATAACACTGTCTAGAAACTGGCATGGCTTGATGATTTAATTTTGCATCAAAAACTAGTAAACGATTACCAATATAGTTTACATATTTGTCTATTTCATTTCGAGCATCATTCCAAATAGCAGTTCCACCTAACCATTCAGGCTCCCAATCTAAAATAGGATAATACATCATGGTAAGATCACCATCGTCTTGGTGCATATGAGGTTCTATTCCAAATGTATGTGAGTTCATATAAACTCTTTTAAACCCCATAATATCATATCTGTTCTTAAAATCATATTTTGCTTTAGCTGTTTCCCATATCGGTGATAAGAAATCCCAATCATCTGCTATTTTTTCTTTTCCACAAAGAACGTGCCAGTGTTTGTTGATACCCCCTTTTTGTGAGTCGTAATCATAATGCCAATGATTTTTTGCCCTCATCTCCATATCAATTAACTCTGCGACATGAGGTTCTAATACGTTGTCAAATATATCAATCAAACCTCTAGTGTCAACCTTATCACTAACTCTTGGGCCGTCTACTCTTTTTTTATAGTTTTCTTCTTCCATTGTATACTCCTACATTAACCAAGTCACTATACTATATCGTGTTCCCTTTTTTATTGTTTTGACTTCATGGGGAAACATGAAGTTAGATGGAAAGATTATCGCAGATCCTTGTTTTGGATTATACTCAATATCTGATATGATAAACTCACCACCTTCATAATCATCATTCAAAAACAACAGAGCTGAAACTTGTGGGTATCCGTACTCCTGTCCATGAGAGTGGTGTATATTGTCAACATGACGACTCATAAAACCACCTTCCGAATATTTATTCAGTCTGAAACCACTATGTTTTTCTACTCTGAACAACTCATGTTGCTCTTTGTATCTTTTTATAACATCTTCAAATCCACCAAACACCTCTTTGAAAAATGGTTGTCCTTCTTTAAACCACACATCATCCATCTTTACTCTTTGTTTACTTCTGCCAGACTTACCAGATGATGTGGAGTATGTTGATGGTTTGAGTTGCATCTTTGTGCTATATTCTATCAACTCAAGACATACATCACCTGTTAGTATGTTTTCGTAATATCCAATATAATCTTTCATTAGTATGTCAACCCTGCTTCAAACTTTTTCCATTCAATCGCATTTTTGATATCCCAACCACGATTGTCTACAGACTTGATTACACCTTTGATGTAATCAACAACTGTTTCCAAATATCCTATTTTATTTTCTGCATCTATGATTTCTTCATCAGCAGATATGTAAACACCAAGATCTGTCTTTAGAACTTTGAGGTCAAAAGGTTTACTTGCATATATTTTTGCATCAGCCTTACCACCATAGTATTCCCACTTTTCACGATACAATCGTTTGTAATCTCCTTTTGCCTTAAACAAAAGAAGTTCAAATTTAGATTTGTGGTCTAAATACTTTGCTTTAATTTCTTGATTTTTTAGAGATTCAGTATCTAAGTGTTCATCATCTACTCTCAAGTCATGTGAGACTTGAAGTTTCAATTCATCCAAATTCATTTTCACTCCGTATTATAAAGTCACTATCTCATATAATTTATAACGAAAGTCAACAGTGGCTGAGAGATACTCAACATCTGAGACTTGTTGTGTGTAGTCTAGTCCAGATAACGCAACTGGAAATACATCTTCAAAACGACACTCTACAAGTGGATTATTTTTATTTGACAATACTGTAAGTGTTGCATCAGAATATAAAGGTCTTTCTGCAACCGCCTTTCCAACTCTTCCTATATCAGTTTGTGCTTTACCAGCTGCATTTGATGTATTTGATGCACTGGAACGAAAGTCTGTGAACTGTTGTCTAGTTTTTGGAAAACCTAAACCTATCATCCAGTTATGCATCTCTATGTAGTTTTCTAAATGTTCATCCACAAGAAACTGAATATTCAAACTTTCATAAGTTACCTTATCACCAACGTAAGGAATATCTTTATATGGAGTTGGTATTACTGCCTCACCCAAACTTATGCCAGGAATATTAGCAGTCTGAACAAAGAACTGTACTTTAGGTATCTGATTCAGAATAAACCTAAACTGCGTTGGACTACTATAATCCAACTGTTCTGGTTGTCTGTTAAGAGGTGATGTTTCCGTTGTCATACTAGTATTTATAACGAAAAAAAAGAGGGGAACAAGTCCCCTCTCTCTTTCGGTTGGTTGGTAAAAAGATTACATAAGGTTAGTAACTTTAACTTTTCTGTAATACTTATTGGTTGCAGATGAGATAGAGATTGCACCATCAGAACCGGCAGCAACTGTGCCAGTGTGGAATGGGTTTGCAGCAATACCATATCTGGTCTTGAAACCAATTTTTGGTTGGAATGAGTTCTCACCCACTGCACGAACCATCTGAAGTGGAACGTATGGGCAATAGAACATACCAGCATCGTATGGGGAAGTTCCCTTATAACCGACAACATAGTATTGTGATGCGGCTACGTTTGCAGCATATGGGTCAACATACACTCTGAAACGTCCGTTCATAACACCAGCAAATGTTGTTGAAGTATCGTCAACATTCAAGTTGTTGTTAAGAGCAGGGGTATAGTCAAGGATACCAGCCATTTGCAATGCAGATGCAACATCAGCAGAACAAAGGATCATGTTACCTTTTCCTCTACGAGTTTGTTGACCGATTGCGTTGGCATCTCTCTCAATCGCAAACATCAAACCTTTGAATTTCTCAACTGACCAACGACCATTTGAGTCTGTATCCAAGTCAAAGATACCAGCAGTAGTTGTATTTACTTGAGCACCTTTTACGGCAGAAACGTAGATGTTTCTTACAACTTCTCTGTTGATCTCTGCAAGAATTTCAGCAGACAGAATGTTTGCAAGTTCAGTTTCAGCATCCAAACCATGAATTGCTTTAAGGTCTTGAGCAAGTTCCATAGTATATTCTGCTTTGAGGGCACGAGTTACGGCAGTAACAGTGTGCTTCTCAATGCTGAACGCCATTTCTGCGAAAGCATTTGTTCCAGAGTCACCTAATGCTTCACCTTGTAGTGAAGTCATACCAGTTGCACTGGTATAAGCACCAGCAGAAGGACTATCGTTCAGAGCAGCAGGGTTAGTTTCGGTTGAACCGATATCACCACCACCGATAGTACCAGCAGCATTTTGGTTTGTATGATCTGGGAATGCTTCATCAGCAAGTGCTTCTGAACCATCCATTGACGCAAATCTTGCTCTCATCGCAAAGATAAGACCAGTTGGGCCTGTCATTGGTTGCACACCACAGATGTCATATGCAATTAAGTTTGGCATAGAACGTCTTACTAGTGAAATAAGAATTGGGTCAAAGGTATCCAGTGACGCATTGTTAGTTCCACTACCACCAAAGTTCGTTGGAGCAGTTTCTGCGAGGAAATTTCTGTCCTCTTTGATTGATTTCTCTTGGTTTTCCAAGATAATAGTAGTAACGGCACGCCTATATGAATCCTCAATCTTTGGAAGATCTGGGTGTTCTAGGACTGGCTGCCACTTTTCTTGTAGATGTTCTGTTTGAAACATTTGGTTTCTCCTTATTATTTTCTACTATTTATAAAATTATTCATTTTGCACGCCTATTTCTGAACAGACCTACCAATCGCAGACATATATGCCGCCATTGAATCAGTTGTGTCAACAGTCGATTGTGCGTTGCCAGTTTCTACATCATCTATTGTTGAAGAGACTGGTTCATCAGATGGTTTTACTTT